TGAAGTACATGTAACAACACTACCATATTTATCTAATATATCTTTAAATAATTTATTTACATACTTTCTAGGAAACCATTTACCCTTATAAGAAGGAAGGCATCCACAATGAATTCTATTTTCTTTTGTTACAATAAGTGCAACTACTTCTTTATTCTTAATTACGGGATGAAACTCCCATCCTTCTGCTGCTTTTCTAAACTCTTCTAAGCTAACATCTGTATTGTGCATTGAGTAGAAGAGTGGCACATAATTATGCAAGTGCATTAATCTTTGCTGTTAATAATTCCAACTCAGCAAGTAATTCATTCTTTGTAGGAGGTACTACCACAGGAGCTGGATTTGCAGCTTCCCACTCAGCTTGCTTTGCTGCAGTAATTGCATCAGCTTCTTCTTGAGTAATTAAAATAAATTCAGAAGGAATTAAATAGTCTTGAGAACCATCTTCTTCATAAGCCCATAATTCATTGTTTAAATCTTTATATGTTTTCATCATTTATCCTTATCTCAACTCAGTCCAAGTTTGAATCGTCATTGTTGTTCCACTTGCTTGTGTATTAGTTACTGAGTATGTTCCAGCATTAGGAACAATAAATGAATGATACGAAGGCAAGTTAAAAAATCCACTACTTTCTGATAATAATATTGTTGCGACTGTTGTTCCATTTACTACAGCAATAGATTGACAAGCAGTTCCAATATTACCAGTTGTAGTTGTATTTGTATTTACAACCACTTGAATTGGTTTACCAGTTGAGTTTGTATAAGTAGTTCCTGAAGCCCTTGAAGCTTTTACATCTGTCCAAGTTTGACTTACTCCAAGTGTAGCAGCAGGTGCAGTGCTTTGCCATGTTGTGCCATTAGAAGTAAGAAGATTCCCTGTAGTTCCAGGGGCTACTGTTTGAATAGCATTTGTCCCATTTCCTAAAACTACTGCATTAGCTGAAATAGTAGAAACTCCAGTACCACCATCTGCAACAACTAAGTCTGTAATACCAACTACTGTACCCCCAGTAATATCTACTGCAGTTTTATTCTGAGTTGACATTGTACCAAGAGTATTTGCAAAAGTAGTTACAAAAGCAGTAGTAGCTATTTGAGTAGTATTAGACCCAGCAGTAGCAGTAGGAGCTACTGGAATCCCTGTAAATGTTGGACTATTTGTATCTGGTTTAGTAGCAATGGCAGTGGCAATGGCATTAAATTCATCATCAATTTCTGCACCCTTAATAATCTTAGCAGGATTACCAGTAAGTAAACTGTCTTTTGCTGTAAAGTTTGTTGCCTTAACATAGTTAGACAAGGTAGTTCTCCTTTAAATAATTTACGAGTAACTCAAGCTCTTGTAAACTAGCATCACTCTTTAATTCATTTGCTCTATTTGAAATTATTTGACAATTTTCTAAAAAATATCCTTTTGTATTGTCAATTCTATCTAAACTAGGACTAGATTCTTTTGGAAATCCCCATGAAAGTTTTATTCCTAAAATAGGGCAAAAATTATCTTCTGGATAAATAGAAATTAACTCTTCTAAAGTTAAAGTATTTTCTATATTTTTCCGACGGGCTCTTTCTTTACTCGCCCTTAAAGTTTGTGTTAATTTCCAAACATGAGATTGACTATTTAGAATATATTTTTCTTTATTTTTATCTTTAGTACAAAAAATACAGTAGCAACTATATCCATCTTTTTGTTGGCAATTTTTATTAAATACGTTTAAAGAATACTCCTCTTGACAACATGCACATTTTTTTAAAAGACTCATTATACTGTCTTCCCTAATTTCACATAAACTGTCATTTGTTGTAAGCTAACTGGAGTCCCATTAATAGGAGCCTCAATACCAAACTGTAAGATTTTACCACTTCCACCTAGATTTAAATCTACTTCTGCAATAGATGTACCACCTGTATATTCACCAATATTATATTCTGCAATATTATACTCAGAGTTAGCTCCAGAAAAATCTTTTATATATGTTCTTGGGCTATAGTAAGTGCTATAATCAAAACCATACTTAAGAATAATATCTTGAGTACCAGAAGCAATCATAATTACTTTAGCTTTCTTTAGAAGCTTCAAAGCAAATGGACTACCAAAGTCTGTGTTCTGTGTAAAATATTCTAAGCGATATTCAGAACCATTGTCTGAGTACCCTGTATAATTACCAATGCCTCCAGGCATACCTAAGAGGAGTGTCTTAGTAGAGGTAGCTAGAAATGCCTTTGGCTTAATGTTAGTCCAAATTGTAGCCCTTGCTGCCCCATTAGGTAGTTGCTGTCTTAAATCAAAATAAATAATCTGCTTTAAAGCAGGAAGCATTAATAGATAGAAAGCATCTCTTTCAAAATAGACACTCTTAATATTATTTTCAACTTCACCATTAATATAGCCAATCAAGTCATCTCTAATGTTAGCAGAGAGGTCTCGCATTGGAGCACTTTTCTCATTTACAACTCGGTTTAAACTTCTTAAACCACTCTTAGACATAAAGATTAAATCTGTACCAGTGTTCTGAATCGTATCTCTACCAATACAACCAACCCCAGTAATGACATCTTGTAAAGAGAATGAAGTAGATGTTGGGTCTTGTGGGTCTTTATAAATTACAATGTTGTTACGACAGAATACAACTAAGAAACCATTATGAGAAGCAAGTCCCACAATCTCATCATTATTACCAACTACAGAAGCAATATCAACTAAACCACTTCCTGCCCCTGTAAAGGCATTTCCATCTAATAGTTTACTATAATATATAGTAGAAGTAGCCCCAGTAATATTAGCAGTCCAAATTCTGCCAAAAGCAGACAATACGCAATCAGGGTCAAATGTAGATACTCCACTAGGTCTAGTTCCATATCCAGAACCAATCTTTTGAAAGACATAAGCACCACTATGGTTCATTCTACGATAGATGAGTAGTTCATTGCCCTTTTGGGCAGCAAATCCATACATTAAAGCATTGTAGCCAGCACCTTCAGCTAGTTGTGCAAATTGCCATCTATTACCAGTAAAGGTAGGTTGAGGAGAAAGAGGAGTAGAAACTCCACCAGATTCTGCCCCATTCACTGGTAAATTTGTAAGGGTAGTAGTTCCTTTAAAAAGTTTACCATTACCTGCAGAAAGAATAGTAATACTTCTATCAGTGTCAATAAACTCAAACATGCTTTCTACATAAGAAGTAGATAGCCCATCTGGAGTAACTGTAAGGTTTGTCCACCCTCTACGACTCCCTAAGCGACCACTCTTGTCAATAATACAGTTAAGTGCTTTAGTGGCATAACCACTCTCTAAAGTAACACCAGCCTCTTGAGTGTTTAACCCTAAGAAGCCAAGTGTAGCATTAGTAGCAGCTTGTAACTTACCTGACATTAAACTGGACCCCAAGTAACTTCATCTAAACGAAGTTGTGATTCAGCGGAAATATAATCAGAAGCAATATAACGATAGCGTTGTTCTTGTTCTACAGAGCCACCATCATCACCACGTTCTGAGATTGCTCTAGCTACAGCACCTTCAATAACCACTTCAGCAGGGATTAAGATAACATCAGCATCTGCAGATAAAGGTGCTTGTGGAATTACACAGTTAATGCGAAGAGCATATACCCCATCAGGAATAGGGAAGAAATCCATTTGGCTATCACCATTAGCATTTACACCATTGAAGTTATAATAGAGGGGTGAACCAGGTTGATTGTTAGATAGTAAGAATTGTTGGTCAAACCAACGTGTGCTCTTTTGTTGCAAGAACCAATTGCTTGTATCATTGATTACTTCTAAAACACGAATACGGGTAGTGCTACCAGTAAGGACATAGTTAAACAATCCATTAGCAGTAGTAGCAGTTAGAGTTGTGCGGAGTGCAGACCAGTCCCAAGCATCTTCCACTTCACGCTTGACAACATTGATTAAGTCCCCAATTAAACGACTATAGGGAGTCTCTTGCACAGAAGATACTTCATTCTCACGAAGTCTTCGTAATACTTTATTTGTAAGTTCAAGATATGTCATTTAATTCCCTAGTCTTTAATACATTATACCACACATTTATTTATTTGTCAAGCATTACCACTTAACTTTGTCTGCCCAATATGCTGCTGACATTTTGCCTTTAGCAATATTATCACTATGCCTAGCTTTAAAACTCTTCTGTCTAGCTTTCTCACTAGCTGTAGTAGGGTTAGCACCTGCTCCTTTAACACCTTGCTGTCCAAAGCGGATAGTCTTTATCTTATCCCCCTCTTTAGCTACAACAACATGTGACTTAGTTGGATGACTAGGAGTGGCTTTAGGTTTATTATAACCAGATACACCTACTTTTTCTAACCGAGAGTCCTTCTTCATTAGTACATTGCTTTCTTTTTAGGAGCTACCTTCTTTTTCATGCCAGTCTTCTTAGCATAAACTTCAGCATCTTTCTTACCCTTCTCTGTGTAAGGGAACTTCTTTTTTCCGACCATAGGCATAATTATTTACCTTTCTTTTTAGACATACCTGCTTCACTTAAAGCTATTGCTATTGCTTGTTTTTTACTTTTGACAACTGGACCTTTTTTAGAACCTGTATGC